TCAACTTCGCTTAATGCTTCATTTATGAAGGAGATCGGAGAATGCTCAAGATTAGAGTTGTACGTTCCGAATCTTTTGATGAGGGCACAGATCAATTCTCAGATTTAGAAACGGTTGACTTGGAACTTGAGCATTCTCTGGTTTCACTGTCAAAATGGGAGTCTTTTTTTGAGAAACCGTTTTTGAGTAAAAACGATAAGACTTCGGAAGAGATACTTTGGTATATAGAGGCAATGATTATTACTCCTAATTTTCCTTCGGGAATTATCAATGAACTAAGTAAAAAGAATTTGGATGAAATTAATACCTATATAAATGCTAAAATGACTGCTACTTGGTTTAGTGATTCCGAGACTCGACAGGTTAATAGACAAGTTATTACCGCAGAAATTATTTACTATTGGATGATAGCTTTAAACATTCCGTTTGAATGTGAGCGTTGGCATTTGAATCGTTTGTTAACTTTGGTTAAAGTATGTAACAAAATGAACGCTCCGCCAAAGAAGATGAGCAAGCGAGAACTCTTGAGGAGAAATCGCCAACTCAACGAACAGCGTAGAGCACAGTTTAACACTTCTGGATGAGAGAGGTAGAACTATGGCTCGTCTTGCCTGGAGTGCTCTTGGCGAACGTTTCTATGAAGTTGGCGTAGATCGCGGCGTTTTATATATAGACGACGTTGGTTATGCCTGGAGCGGTCTGGTATCTGTTATTGAAACTCCGTCCGGTGGAAAACCTAAATCGTATTATATAGATGGACTTAAATATCTTATTATTTCGGATAAAGAAGAATTTGAAGCTACTGTAAATGCCTATTATAGTCCTAAGGAATTTGATATTTGTGACGGTATAGCAAGTATGCAAGTTGGAGTTATGGTAACTCAACAAAGAAGAAAAACTTTTGGTTTATCCTATAGATCTAAGTTAGGTAACGATTTACAAGGAAGTGATTATGGTTATAAAATTCATATTGTTTATAATGCTTTAGCCGATCCTACCGATAGAAATTATATTTCTATTAGTAATGATCCTGATGTTCCAGTTCTTTCTTGGCAGATAGTAACCAAACCGGTTGTTATTCCAGAATTAATGCACAGTTCCCATATAATTATAGATAGCACCCTGGTCTCTCCAGCGTCGTTGTCTCTTTTAGAAGATATTCTTTATGGAAACGAAACAAATGGTGCTCGTCTTCCCGACCCTTTAGAAGTGGCATCTATATTTGAAGGTGATGGTCCATTTACTGTAACCGATCTCGGTGACGATGAATTTGAAATTACTGGTACTGCAGTTGCTGTAATGATGATTGATGAAAACACATATCAGATTACTTCAGATACAGTAATTATACTTGATGAAGATTCGGCCGAGATCAGTTCTGCATAGAAAAGGAGGATAGAGTGGGAACTGTCGTTGTGCTTACTGCAGAACGAGTAACAGAGCTTATTAACGCTGGAATTGTAAATGCTGTAATAAATGGCTCTGGAAATCTTATATTTACAAAAGCGGATGCTTCAATTATAGATGTTGGTGATATTAAAGAACACGGAACTATGACAGGCCTTCTTGACGATGATCATACACAATATGCCCTTGCTGATGGAACACGTGGAGAATTTGCAACCACCGCCCAAGGTGATAAAGCTGATGCTGCTAGACCTAATCTTCAGGCTGAAACGGATTTTGATGGCGGCGATGCAGGTTCTTGGATTGAGGAATTTACAGTTACGGATGATGATACTGCTACTAGTGGTTGGGTAAATCGATTTGTAGGTTGGTTCAGACATCGTGTGGCTGGAGCTCCTGTTGCCGATAATCTAAGACGTATGGTTATTTGGTTTAATGAATATATGGAATTACGTCTTGCCCCCGCAAAGCATAATACTGTTGCTCTTAGACTCTTTGTAAGAGATACTGGAACTACACAAACTAATGCACGAGATCAAGATGTTCCAATTTTTGAATTAATGGACGATCGTGGTATTAGAACACCTATTCTTGGATTATATCCTAATGGTCATTTTAGAATTGCCGAAGATATGATTGAAACGGCACACGTACTTCTTTTAGGTCCTGCCGATCCTGTTCCTACGGGAACACCAGCGGGAACGATTATCGTTAGGACGGAATAATGGCCGAAACTTTAATTACGTTTGATGCTGGAACACCTGGAAACAATGTTATTGAAGGTGTTAATAGTATTGATGATATTACTGGTGGAACGCCAGTTTATGTTGCTGGATATCATGGCGCAGCTGCAGTTCGTAACGGTGGTGCTGCTAACACTACTGATACTGGCATTCGTGTTCTTTTAGGTATGTCCGGTAATCATGCTGGATCGGTTTATGTGAAATATAATACTGATCATGGCAGTGGAAGTGCTTCTTGTAATTTCTTAGTTATAATTACTTCTGGTAATGCGTTTGTTGCTGAATTTCGTTGCGGCCCAAATAATGAATTTGCTGTTCGTGTTACTGGATCTAATCTGTTTACAGGGGCAAGTAATTCTGTTCCTACTAATGCCTGGTTCAGAGTCGATTGGATTTTGACTGGAACTAATCTTCAATTCAGAGTTTATCATGATCCAGAAGCTGATGCTGCAGATACACCTGATGTATCAGGAAGTGTGACGGTAGGTTCTGGAACTTCTGCGGCTTTGTTCCTGAAGGCTCAAAGTACTTCAGCAATTATCAAAGATTTTAGTTTTGATACTATTCGAATTAAAGATACCTTGGCTTGGTTCGATCATTATGAACCAGCTACTACTGGCCCTGGCGTCACGGTTTGGAATGGTACCACAGAAGAACCCGCTTCAGTTACTGTTTGGAATGGGACTACGGAAGAAGATATTTCTGAAATTGAAATTACTACCTAGCTCCTGGAAGGAGTCTTATGTCATTTGTTTCGCATAGCGGCTCCTTCAAGAATATGGAAAAATTTCTTGTTTCGATGCAAAAACTTGATATCATTCATATTTTAAATAAGTTTGGATCCGAAGGAGTAGCAGTACTATCTAGTGCTACACCTATGGATTCTGGGAAAGCATCAACTTCATGGAGTTATGAAGTAAGTCGTAACGGGTCTGTATATTCTATCGTTTGGTCCAATTCCGACGTCGAGAACGGTTTTCCAGTGGCCATCATGCTTCAATACGGTTATGGAACCGGAACCGGAGGATATGTACAAGGACGGGATTATATTAATCCGGCGATTAGACCTATATTTGATAAGATTGCAACCGAAGTGTGGAAGGTGGTGACCGCCGCATGACTAGCATTGACCAACGCGTTGTTCATATGCATTTTGATAATGCTCAGTTTGAGCATGGAATTAGAACAACACTTGCGTCGTTAGAGGCTCTTAACAAGAGTTTGAAACTTGAAGGCGCCACCAAAGGGTTGCATGAATTAGGCGCTGCCGGTAAATCGGTTCAATTAAATCATATTGGTGCCGCTGTAGACGGAATTGCTAATAAATTCCGTGCTATGTCAGTGGTTGCAATTACGGCTTTGTCCACCATAGCACATCAAGCTTTATCTTCTGGTGGACAAATTATAAAATCTTTGACAATAGATCCTGTCCGTACTGGCCTTCGAGAGTACGAAACACAACTAAATTCCATTCAAACAATTCTTTCCAATACTCAATGGCAAAATACTGGATTGGAAGATGTAAATAAAGCACTTCGAATATTGAATGCATATTCAGATCAAACCATTTATAATTTCGGCCAGATGGCAAGAAATATTGGTACCTTTACTGCTGCTGGCGTTAAACTTGATGTGGCCACAAACGCTATCAAGGGTATTGCTAATCTAGCGGCTATTTCAGGTTCCAATGCAGAACAAGCTTCATCGGCCATGTATCAGTTGTCTCAAGCTTTGGCAACTGGTACGTTGAAGCTTATCGACTGGAACTCTGTTGTAAACGCAGGTATGGGCGGTAAAGTATTCCAAGATGCTTTGATGGAAACCGCTAGAGTTCATGGTGTGGCCATTGATAAAATGGTAAAGGACGCCGGCGGATTCCGAGGCAGTTTGGAAAAAGGTTGGCTTTCATCTGAGATTCTTACTGAAACACTTAGTAAATTCACTGGGGATTTAACTGCACAACAATTGAAATCTATGGGATATAATCAGCAACAAATTGCTGGTATCCTTAAAATGGGTAAAGTAGCTCAAGATGCAGCTACTAAAGTAAAGACTGTATCTCAACTTATTGGAACCCTTCAAGAAGCTGCTGGTTCTGGTTGGGCCCAAACTTGGGAAATTATATTTGGTGATTTCGAAGAAGCTAAATCATTGTTTACGGATGTAAATAATGTGCTAGGCGGTTTTATTCAATCTTCTGCTAAAACTAGAAACGCTGTTCTTGGTGATTGGAAAGAGCTCGGCGGAAGAACTGTACTTATTGAAGGAATCAGTCTTGCTTTCAATAATTTAATGGAAATTCTAAACCCCATAAGACTTGCGTTTAGAGATATATTCCCTAAAGCTACAGGGAAACAGCTATACGAATTGACAGTAGCATTTAGAAATCTTATGAGTGAACTTCGTTTAGGTGAAGATACTATGACAAACCTCCGGCGGACATTTGCCGGAGTATTTGCTATATTTGGTATAGCTTGGGATATTGTTAAACGACTTGGGACAGTTTTGTTTGAATTGTTCCGTGAAACAGGTATAGGGGCTGGAAATTTCCTAGAAGTTACCGCTAATATTGGTGATTTCTTAGTTAATCTAAGAAGGGCCATAAATGAAGGTGAAGGTTTAACTAATTTCTTTAGAGGATTGAAAGCGGTTTTGAAAGTTCCACTTCAGTTACTTTCTATGTTTGCTAAATTAATTGCATCAATGTTTGATGGTTTTGATGCAGCCGGCGCAGCTGATGATGTTGTGCAATTTGTTGAAAATTTCGGTCCACTGGGAATGCTCGCTAATTTCGTCGTGAATGTTTGGAAGAAAGTTCTTTCTGTTTTCGATGATATTTGGACACAACTAGCTCCTCTAGCAAGTAAATTCTCTGAATGGTTCCACGAGATTCAAGAAGCTATTGGGGTATTGGATTTTGATCGTCTTCTAAAATTGATTAACACTGGTATATTTGCCAGTCTAGTACTTGTTATTAGAAACAGTTTGGGTAAAGGTGGTATCTCAGGTTCTATTGAGCAATTGACTAGTACATTGGGTACTATGCAAACTACTCTTAGAGCCACCACTCTCTTGCAAATTGCAGCGGCAGTTGGTATTCTTGCTGCTTCAGTATTGATTCTATCAACAATTGATTCTGCTGGTCTTACCAGAGCTCTTTCTGCCCTTGCTGTAATGTTTGCTCAGCTTATGGGCGCCCTCGCATTATTGCAGCTTATGCCTGGAAATAACGTTTTTAAGCTATATGCTATGGCTGCTTCTTTGATTGTTTTGGGAGCAGCGGTTGGAGTTCTAGCAATATCGGTAAAGAGTCTTTCCAGCTTGGGTTGGGACGAACTAATTCGAGGTTTAACTGGCGTAGTAGTTCTTCTCGGAGCAATGGTTGGTGCCGCACATGCTCTTCCCGATGGAGCTAGACTTATTTCTACAGGGCTCGGTCTTCTTGTTTTGGCAGCTGGTATCAAAGTTCTGGCAAGTGCTGTTACTGATTTGTCTGGTCTTAGCTGGGAAGAAATGGCTAAGGGACTTATATCTGTCGGTGCGTTGCTGGGTGCTTTGGCTTTGTTCACTAAGTTTGCTCAAGCAAATGCTCTGGGGGTTCTATCCGGTGCTGGAATTATATTACTTGCTGTAGGTATAAAGATTTTAGCTAGTGCAATGCATGATTTCAAAGGACTTTCTTGGGAAGATATTGGTAAAGGTCTCACCACAATTGCTGGTGGTTTGACTTTGATGGCAGCAGCTTTAATTCTTATTCCCCCAACGTCTATATTTTCTGCAGCAGCCGTTCTTGTAGTTGCAACTTCCTTGGGAATGATTGCTGATGCAGTTAGAAAGATGGGTGGACTTAAATGGGGAGAAATTGGTAAGGGTCTTACAACTCTTGCTGGCGCTCTTGTACTTATAAGTGCAGCACTCATTGTTATCCCTCCGACATCTATATTCTCAGCTGGTGCAGTTTTAGTAGTAGCTTTGGCAATTGAAATCTTGGCCGAGGCGTTGAAGAAGATGTCGGGAATGAGTTGGGAAGAAATTGCTAAAGGTTTGGTAACATTAGCCGGTTCGCTTGCTATAATTACGGCTACTTTGATTCTACTTCCAAGTGCAGTTCCTGGAGCAATTGCACTTTTGATCATATCAGGGGCTCTAACCATTTTGTCAGGAGTTCTTCTAATTCTTGGCAACATGTCTTGGGGAGAAATTGTAAAAGGACTTGTTGCTTTGGCTGGGGTGTTCTTGGTTATAGGGGCTGCTGGTCTTATTCTTGCCCCCATTATTCCAGTACTATTGGGACTGGGTTTGGCAATAACATTGATTGGAGTAGGCCTAGCTGCCGCAGGTGCAGGTGTGTTCCTGTTCGCTACGGGTCTTACCGCGCTTAGTGTTGCTGGTGCAGCTGGTGCTGCGGCTATTGTTGCTATAGCTGCCGCCGTAATAGGACTCATTCCGCTTCTTATAGAACAACTTGGTGTGGCATTGCTCCTTCTGATCAAGATTGTAGCTGAAGCTACTCCCGAAATTGTTGCTTTGATCTTGGATATTCTGGTACAAATTCTTGAGGGAATTGCTAGATTGGCCCCGGTTCTTACAGTAGCGTTGTTGAAACTTATAGACATGCTACTTACGGTTTTGGTTCAAGCAGTTCCTAAGATGGTTCAAGCAGGTTATAAGATACTTATAGGTATTCTTGAAGGAATTCGGGATAATATTACTAAAGTTGTGGTAGTTGCTGGGCAAGTTATAGAAAACTTTATTCGTGGAATTGGAAAATCTCTACCCGGTATTATCCAAGCTGGTGTAGATCTTATTCTTGCTTTTATTAGAGGTTTGACTAAGGCTATTGAGAATAACTCCGCTGCAATGGGTGAAGCCGGCGCAGAATTGGGTCTTGCAATTGTTAAAGGTATTGCTAGAGGTCTTCTAAGTGCTGGTGGTGTGGTTTCAGAAGCAGCTCGTAACGTAGCAAAGAACGCGCTTAATTCTGCCAAGAATTTCTTGGGGATTAGTTCTCCCGCTAAGAAAGCTATACCCTTGGGCGAACAATTTGACCGAGGTATGGCATTGGGTCTTGATAAGTTCAGTAAGGTTGTTGAAAGTTCTGCTGAAGATGTAGGTAAAGACGCTATAAAGACACTTAGTGTATCTCTTTCACAATTGCAAGATATGATGAAAGCTGAAGTGGATTTGAATCCGACGATAACGCCAGTACTTGATTTGACTAATGTTAAACGTAATGCTGGTGAGGTAGCAACTATGCTATCAGCTAAACCAATCATGATTGATACTACACTTTCTTCAGCCAATAAGGCTTCAGACGGTATCAATGATAATCGTCCTACTCCTCCAGATGATCCTGAAAATGTTGTTGCTGGAACTCAAATTAATTATATTCAAAATAATACGTCTCCAAAGGCTCTTTCTACTGCTGAAATTTATCGTCAAACCAAGAATCAACTTTCAACGACGAAGGGGGGTCTGCCTACATAATGATTACCAAAGTTGAAGCTCGTTCCGTTACAGGATTACTATTGGTTCTCCCACTGGACGAGGTATCCAATGGCTTCGTAATTCAAGATATTTTAGGGTTAGATCCTGTAAAAGGTACGATAATTTCGTCCTCCTTCGCTCAAGTAGATGGTTCTCAATACCAATCAAGTAGGCGTGAGAATCGAAATAT